TAGTTGCTTGCACTCTTGGCAATGAACCAAATTTTTCTGCGTTCCATTCAAATCGCAAAGCAAGATAGGCTAAACCCTGTAATCTATGGTTTGATGTCCATGAACTCACTTCCCCTAATAGTGATGAAGATGTTTGTGTGTCTGTGCCTAAATGTGCTTGTACTGTTATTAAACTATTTGTATTTTCCGTATCAAAGAAGTTAGCATCCGCACTTGTTACTGTTCTTTGTGTGCCATCGGTAAGAGAACCAGACAAAGTTACTTGGTGATTGTTTACAAAAAGTGTTTCAACACTGTTTATTTCCCCTTCACTAAGAACGACCGCCATATATAGATATTGATTATCTGTGCCTGATGTTTCTACAAAGACAACATTACCACCAACTTTTCGTGTTCCATAAACTACGGGAATACTAGAATTAGCCAAAAATTTATTGACTAAAATACCTCTTGCTACTTGTTCTTCAAACTCTTCGGTAAACTCTGGCACTTCTGGTTGGGGTGCTACCCAACTGACAACCTCGTCCACTACATCTACAACAACGTCAACTACACCAACAACTACATCTTCAACAACACCAACAACTTCTTCTACAACGTCTACGACTCCTTCAAAAACGTCTGAAATAAAATCTGTTACAAAACCACACATTTAAAACATTCTCCAATTACTGCCCATGTTTTCAAATCCTAGTCGTTCAAAAACTGGGTCTTTGTGTATCCCTGTGCTTATTGATAGTAACATTGGTAATCCTTCCGATACATTTTTTACCGAATTTACGATTGTTTTTACTAAGTTATACGTTCTGAACTGTTTCCTTACATAAAGAACGTGGATATTCATTATCTTATCTTTGCTAAACCAATATTCAGCCTTATGGAACATACACAATCCCATCAGTTCTTCTTTATCTAAATCTTTAGCAAAAATCACTTTTCCCTTTTCTAAAATTGTGTTGATGAATAATGTTACCTTTGGCTTGTCAACTTCTGGAAGTTTTTTATCAAATAAATCACCCTCTTTGAACTCCATGAGCATTTCATAAATCATATCAAAATCTTTTTTTTCTGCTTGATATAAATGTACGCTACTCATTCTCTACCCCACTTAATGTCTACAAGATTAAGTGCGGAATATTCCATGCCTTGATCGGTAGAGAAAAACCTTTTTTGTGAATTATCAGATGTTGTTCTTCCGCTTTTCTTTGAAAAGTTCCCCCAATGTGACGTAACATTAAGGCTTAATGTGGCAGTGCTTGTATTGTCCGTTATTTTAAATTCGTCTATTGTTCCATAAAACAGAAGAAAAGGGTCTGCTATCAAAGCTAGATTTGCATCTAAAAAACCCCTGTAAATAAACACATTATCGTTAATTATGTTTTCATTGAGTACAATAGAAATATAGGTTTGGTCTACACCAGACAACGTAACCACTAAACTGTTTTTTGAAGGTGTTGCGGTTTCACTAACTGCGGTTATTCCTCTAAAGTGACCATTTGCTAGATAGGTTCGTGATGTTCCAGAAACACTAGACGTAATATCAAAGCTTGCGTTAGTAAAATATACCGGGGTAGCAAACCCTAATTCTATCAATAAAACTGGTTCTATGTTTCCTGTGGCTAGTTCTGTTTTGACCGCACTTGTTAACCCTCTAGCCATCTACAAACTCTCTATTACATCAAACTCATAATTAAAAAGTAATTCACCATTGCTGTTGTTTGCACCACTTGAAAACTCTTGAATATCGCTCCTTAAATGAACATTAAAAGGCACTGAATCATAAGTAACAGAGCTGTTATCTGTTAAGGCTTCTCTTAATGGTGGCTCTATAGTGACTGTTGACGCATTGCTTGAACTGGTTACATCTTCTACAATCATATAAACCTTATCGTGAGCAAACTTTATAAAATCACCTGCCTTTAATCTACCTGCACCATCACCTGCAAAGCCATCAATAGCTATTGTCGTATCAGCTACCGAATGTGAACCATTGACTAATAATGTGCCTGTTTCGTTTCCTTGTGCGTTTAGATAGCTTGGAAAACTTACTGTAAAATTTTCTTTTCTGTTTCTTTGCTTCATTATAAAAGCCATCACAGGTGCAAAGTCTGATCTAGTCATGGGAGGATATGAAAGAGTAAAACTAAATCGTTGACCTTGCACTTGTCTTCTGAATGTCTTTCCGCTATCGGTTTGACTTAAAAGAGTCTTTTGATTGCTCTTAATGTTAATAGCAGTGAAATTTGTTTTAGGTAATGCTCCACTCATATCACTGCCATTCTACCCTTTTCGTTCATAGCACTGTTAATAAGATTGATTATTACACCCCTGCTATTGACTAACAATTCGTTGAAACCCCTAGCATCTACAGTATTGATATTAAAATTTACAGTTACATTTTTATTCATGCCTAGCTTGTCATTTGGTACAACTGTTCCTGCTTGGTCTGGCACAAAGAGTTCTGCACCTTTTTCACCCACGATACTGGGTTGTCCTACTGGCGGTCTACCACCTTTTTCAAACCCTCTTATTTTGTTTATTAAGCCAGTACCAAAGGCTAAAGCACCACCCACAACTGCAATATTGAAGGGGAAGGGTATAGACGCAAAAGTTTTCATAGCACCTTCATATAGGCTTATAAAGGCTTTCTTGATGGCATCTGCTTTGAACATTGCTAAAGACCCTTTCATGGCGTTCTTAATGGCTTCACCTATGAACATTTCAACCATTGAACGAATAACAAAATTTCCTAAATCTTGAAAACTTAGTTTTCCTGTCATTACAAAGTCTGTTAGTGATGTTTTTAGTTTATCAAACGCTGACGTTCCTATATCTTGCATTTGCTTAAACATATCTTTTTGCTTGTCTACAGCATCTTTAAACCCTTTAGCAAAATTTTCATACAGTCCAGTTACTTCTTTTACTTTGTTACCCTCTCCACTGAGTGCGGTTTTTCTTGCATTTGAACTTTCTGTTGCTACTTTTGATGCTTCTTTATTTTTTGCCATGAGAGCATCAATTTTTTTTAATTGTTCTACAAATGAAAAAACTAAGGAATCTTCTTTTACTCTAGATTTGTCAATTTCAACTTGCAAATTTTTAAAAACTATTTTGCTTTTATCACCAAAGTCATCAAAATTATCTCCCATTTCTTTTACTGGATTTCTTAGATTTTCTGCTTCTGCTCTTAATGCTCTAACTGATTCCGCAACTTCATCTATAGACTCTTGACTTCGGAAAAGAGTAATCTTGTTTAGCTGTTCTTGCATACTGGCGGTTGCGTCCATAACCTCAGCCATAATTTTATTTATGCTGTTCATAACACCTGCTATAACACCGACTAAGAGTTTTCCTTTAACACCAAGCATCAAGAAGCCTATAACACCTATTGTATCGAAAGGTGCGGGTAACGCTCTTGCAAAGTTGACCAGTCCCGCAACAGAATCGCCAATAAATTTAAATACTGGTTTGAATGTGTCTATTATTTCGGTTGCGAATAAAAGCGTTCTCACTGTCGTTGCTACAATCGCTTGCCCTATAGCTTCTGCTGAATCCTCTATTGCACCAAAATTTTTACTTAATTCATTGTTCAATACTTGTGCAGACGCTTTTAGAAACTCAAATGGTCCAGCGTCCATTACAGCCATTTTAAATAAATTAAACTTATCGCCTATCATGGACAGAGTACCATCAAAGGTTTGTGCCATTGTTTCACTAGCACCCACTACTGATAATGTGCCCTCATCAAAAGCTTTCATAATATGTTTTCTGGATTCTTCTGCACTAATCTGAACACCTGCTTCGAACCCAAGGAGAGCTCTTACACCCCTTTCTCTGAATAAATCGGCTGAGTTTATACCACCTGAAAATGTTCTTTGTATTTGTTCAGCTGTTGTTTGGAAGTCTAAGCCAGAAGCACTTGCTATATCTCCAGTTATTTTTAGTAATCTATTAAGTTCTTCAGCGTCTTGCGAAACCACTGCCAGATTTGCAGACCCTCTTTGTATTTCTTCTAAACTAAAAGGAACTTCACTGGCAAACTTTATCAAACCCTTAAAAGCTTTTTCACCCTCTCTGACATCAGAAAAAAGAAATTTAAACCTTGTTTGTAATCTTTCAACCTCTCGTCCAGTATCTATAAAACTTTTTGCAATTAATGCACCTCCTATACCAACGAGAGCATTTTGAAGGTTGAAAACTGATTGCCTAAGATTGTTAATACCAACTGTGGCTGACCGCATAGCCTGTCTGGTCTTGTCCTTTGCTATGATGTCTATATTTACTTGTTTTGTTGCCACTTACCTACGTGCCTTTGCTAGTCGTTCTTGTCTTTCTCGTTCCTCATGTTGGATTTGAAAATAAGCAATCCACATATTAAATTCTTCGACAGACATTTGCAAGATTTCGGAAACTGTTTTGTGAAGCTTTTCGGCTAAACCAAAGATATTATATAACTCTGGGTCACTCTTTAGTTTTTTTTATAATCCTCAATAGTTTCATTCCCGGTTCCCATTATCTTTGTGGCAACGTCTGCAATTACATTTGTGTCAGCTTTTGTTTTGAAGGCTAGAATGTGCTGTGCGTTAAACATCTTTTCGCCATCTTTTGTTAAGGCTTTTTCAATGATAACGTCTATGAGTACAAGCAAATCTGTATTCGTAGCACCCTTAAATATCTTTTGTTTCTCAAGCATATTAAAAGGCTTGGTATGAATAGCTTTATCGCCTGTCAAACCCCACTCTGGAACTTCAATAATCTGTGTATCTAGCTGACTAAAATGGTCACGAATACCATCAAAGTAGTCAATCTTTTCATCTGCCATTTTAGACTGTTCCGATGGTCAACCCACCATTACCTTGTCCAGATACAGTTCTAGTTGTAACGCCATCTAAGGTAACACCAACAGACATTCCAGTGACTATTCCACTACCAGAAAACTTTCTATCTCCAGAAGCATTACCCTCTGGCAAGAAAGCAAAAGTAAGTTCTGCTCCTTGTACCAATGTTGTTTGACCAGAATCCGTTTCATCAAAGTTCATATCAATAGTGAAAGTATAAGTACCTCTACCAACTAAATACGACTTCATAGAACTACCTAACGCTGTATCCTCAACAACATCGTGCGTAGTATCTACTGTGAACCCTGTGGCATTACCTAACGTAGTACCCCCAATAGTTACAACCCCTTCTTTTCCGTGATGTGTAGCCATTTATTTACTCCTTTTCTTCTTTAGGTTTTTCGGCTTTTTTCGAAACCGCCTTTTCTTCATGTATCTTATAACCATTTTTTTCAAAATGCTCTACATGATCTTCGACACATTTTATTATACTTTCGCCTTTTTTCATAGTTACATTTTTAGCCATTATGCACTCCCTCTTGTAAATTCATATAGAACCCTCGCTGTTATTCGTACACCACCATAAGGATATATTGTACCCTCATCGGTTGACGCTTCAATAATATGGGTATCAATAGCATTACCATTTCTAGTTATATCATTATCTAAAGTTTCTTCAACAACTTCTATAATTTGGTTTCTTACTGTGTCTATATTGGAGTCTGTACCTTTGCCAAAAGCTACAATCAAAAAGTCTATCGTTCCTCTATATGTTCCTGCACCTGTATCCCCTATGCTAGAAACTTCCCTCGTTTCGTCACCAGATTGCACAAATAGTGCAGGGAATTGTGCGTCACTTAGTTCTTCTACCTCAAAGGGTTCTCTTGTAATCTTTTTGAACTCAATAGGACTTGTGACCGCATCAAGCTTTGTAATTATGTCACCGGCTATGTTTTCTCTTTTGCTCATAATCGCATTTCTTTAAAATAAAAACTCGCAAACTCTGCTTTTAACTTATCTTCTTCTTTATTGCCTATGGCAAAGAATGGTCTAGTAATACGTCTTTTACCTACCCCAAATGTGTCGTGATAACTAGCTATCTTTGCTCTTTCCATGTTTGAAAAGAATAATGTGCTTTTTGTACCGCCTGTTCTAAAATCTAAGCTACGAAACATCTTGCCTGTGTCTGTGAGGTCTACAAAGCCTGTTTGTCTACCCCTCTTTTTTCGGCTTCTCACAGTGCTTGGTGCGTATGCCCTCATTTGACCGCCATCTGGCAACTTACCCGATTGTGTACGCTTTGTAATCATAAGAACCGCCATATTAGAAACCCTGTTCAATGATTTCTGTATAACCGCCTTTTGTTTCCTACCCATGTTTTTTAATAGGTTTGTGACCTGGATAGCATTAACGTCAACTTTTACGTCTACTGCCATCAGCGAACTAATCTCAAGTGGTGTATCGGTTCTTTCTCACTGTCGCTTACTGTACCGCCACCATCTTCATCATATTCAACCCCATCTCTAAGAATAGCTTGAAATTCTTCTTCATATCTATCCCTGTAGAAATCTATTTGTACTTGAAATGCGTCTTTACCTTCGCCTGTGTCTGGGTCACGCCATTTAGTAAGAATAGGATAAACATACTTCCATAAACACAAATAAACGACTGATTGTGTCCATTGTGAGTCTGTAAGTTTGGAACTATCCATTTCTACTGATGTAATCTTAGTAATGTCCTTATAGCGTACTGTATGCCTGTATCTTTCCCACCATTCTTCTCTTACTCGCCTTA